GAAGAATGGGGAGGTTCGAATAATTACTATCCCAAAATTAGGTTACATACATATCATGGAGACGAAGAAATTTCTGACGTAAGTTTATCGGGTGGAAACATGTCAATATCGGTAAATATGGGAGGACATAATTATTTCTGCAATTTAGAACCTAGAGCGGGCCTTTTCTTCTATAAAGACAATATTAGGACCAAATCGTATCCAGCAAATTAATAAACGCAAAAGTTATGAAAAAGATAAATTTTAAACAATTACTGATTGCTACGGACATTACCCGTAAGCATTGTGAAAATATAGATTGTAGAGAGAATTTTGCGAATGTATTATACCGGAACGGTAACGGTATCGCATCACATGCACTCGCTTTGAAGATATACAACTCCAATGAAGAGACAGAGTATACCGATGAAGAAGTATCCTTGATACAAGAGCATGCAAATGCTTTTTGCAAACCTTTCTTCATTGACGCGCTCAATCGTGCTATCAACAATCAACCGGAAGAAGTAACCGATAAACAGGAATAATTATGGCTTGGACAGAACAGGATTATCAAGAAATAGTTGCCCGTATTATGGCTAACTCCATAGGGGTTAATGAAGTACCGAATGCGGACAAAGCGGATGATGTAACGTCATTGCCTGCATTTAAACCTTCAGGAAGCAACAGTGAAGCTTCTGTGGTCAATTATCCTTTAGAATTTTTGAAAGGAGAACAAGGCGAGCCAGGTATACAAGGAGAACCAGGGAAATCATTTAAGGTAGCCGGCGAATACGCCACCCTTGAAGCCTTGAAATCCGCTGTTCCCGACGGTTCGGCAGTTGACGGGTTCATGGCTGTAGGTACGGAAGCCCCTTATGATTACTACGCATGGGTGAACGGTGAATGGGTAAGCCAGGGGAAGATAGGCGGCATAGAAGAAGCGCCAACTGACGGCAAGGCATACGGTCGTAAGAATGGGGATTGGGCGGAAGTTTCTGATAAGAAATATGTCGATGACAGCATTTCAAGCGCTCGTAGTGTTGGCTACATGATGCAGTTTACAGAGATTGACGCCTCCGGGTTGGATGAAAATACGTGGTATCCGGTTATTATTAAATTAGATACTCTGAATTTCTACAGGATAGAAGTTCATGCGACACTTGGTATGACTGATTCCCCGTCATGGGCTGAACATGATGAAGGTTTTGTTACTCACAAAATTTGGGAAGTTAATGCTGAAGGATATGGAACTGCTCAAATAGTTCGTAATATTTTTATATCTACTTATAGATTTGCTAATATAGACCCTGTAAGAGGTATAGGTCAATTAACTCGAAATAGTTTTGAATATGTTTATGTACGAGGTGGTGGTAAATATCAGTTTTACACTTCTCATAAATTTAATATTCAATTGATAACAAGCAGGCTTGAAGTTGGAAATGAAGAAGTTATAGAACCAACAACTGAAACCCCTGCGGAAATAGTGGCGAATATAGCAACGAAGAAGTATGCGGATAATATCAATTATGGTAAGGTTATTAACGTTTCTGTGGGCACTTATCTTGTTACCAATAAAAACGAAAAAGACAGGGAAGCAATAGACCTTATAAATACCATCTTTGGTTCGGTTGATAATCTGAAAGAAATAATCCAGGATATTATAGCGAACCACACCAAGTATTATTTTCACAGTTATAATAGCAAAGATAATTGTATTGAACTTAGTAGCATTTACTCTTTTCACAACCCTGAAACTGAAGAATATAACTTGCAATGCAATATTAGTTATTATACTAATAACGGTCCTGTTTCCAAGCGTATGGGATTTAAACTAATGCCCAATGATGAAGACTGCGCTGCCTCTATAGAAGATATACTCACTTCCGATAATCTGGCTTTTATCACCCAAATGACATCTTCTGAATATGAATCGCTTCCTGATAAAAAAGCCAATACAATATACGTTATAATAAATTAAAGATGGCAGGAGTATTTAACGACAGTAAGAAAATAGAAGATGTCTTTGTACAGGATATACCTGTTGCTAAAATTTCTCTTCAAAATAAAGTAGTTTATGCTGGCTATCCTTATCCTTGTGTTGGTGAGAATAATTTAACCCCCATTACTCTTCAGCAATACATAGAGTTGCCTTATTTTGGAGACCCGCAAAATCGTCAAGTAGCCCTATATTTTTCAAAATATATAGAAAGTTTTGAATATAGAATTGTATTAGCTGGAATAGATAGCGGTTTTAAAGTTTGTCCTCTTAATGAGCAAGTAATTCCTGATGTTTACGGTTCTATCACGAATTACGGTAATTATGCTGTTCTATTAGGTATGTGTGCTCCTCGTTATATTGCCAACGAAACGAGCGCTCCAACGATGCTTACTGAATTTAAAATTGATGGTAAATTATACAGCTATAATTATATAAGAAAGTAATTATAAGAATTGAATTTAACTTATTTGATTATGAGAGTAAAAGTATTTTATGAAAACTGGTTTGCCAAACTTATCCTATTTGGCGACTACACAACAATTATGTTCTTCGGCTTTATCCTTACGAAGCTGAAAGAACTGTCCGAAACGACTATCCGCCATGAACGGACACATCAGAAACAGTTCTTCGAGTGTATGGAGATAGCGGCTATCCCGTCCGTATTGCTGGCATTCCATGTCAGTGCGTGGTGGTTGCTCCTTATCCCGCTATTCTACTACATTCTTTATTTGGCAGAATGGTTTGTGAGCTTCGTGTATCACTTGTTCACAGACAACAAGATTGGGGACGGAGAGGTCAATAAAAACGCTTACCGTGCGAGCGCATTTGAAATGGAAGCCAAACTCAACCAGGATAATCCGAACTATCTGAAAGAACGTAAATGGGGTGCGTGGTTCCGCTATTACGGTAAGATATGAAAATCCCGTCCTACTCTCACGAGCAAAACGGAATGACAGTAGTTCGCTTATTTGATAAGAGACACAAAGATAGGAATAATTGACAAATAACGATAAGATGAAGAATAACATTATTACCCAAAGCATACCGGGTGGTTTCTCGGTAATAGCAAGCAGTTTTATTGCACAGTCATTGGAACACATGATACCGTGGCTGATAGTAACATTTTCAGTCGTTGTATGCGATTTGATGTTCGGGATAAGGAAATGCCTGCTATTGGGTGAAGAATTTCGGTTTTCAAGTGCTGTGCGCCGTACTATGGGTAAAATGGTGACATACTTTGCCTTTGTTTGTATGGTGGTGATGATAAATATTGCTTCCGGCAATAAATGGAATATTGATGTGTATTCATGCTTGTTTGTCTGCTTCATAGAGTTCTGCTCTATCATAAGCAATATCTTGAAGCCAAAGGGATATAATTTTAACTTGCTGAAAGCGTTGGGATTGTTCGGAAAGAAAGTGCTCGATGTCGAGAAAGAAGATATGAGTGAAATAATAACTAAAGATAAGGAGTAACAAAATGAAAAAGAAACTGATTATCGCAGCGATTGTTATCGCTATCATCGTGGGAGTTATGCTGTACATGCACTACACACCGTTTTGGGTGAACCTGACTACTGTTGTATCATTCGGTGTCGGTGTTGTTGCCGGATGGGTGGCTCGTTTAGTTTATGACAAATATTTCAAGGAGGACGCGCAGAATGAAAGTATTGATTGACAACGGACACGGAAGTAACACTCCGGGCAAGTGTTCACCGGACGGAAGATTGAAAGAGTATGCGTATGCCCGTGAGATTGCCATACGTTTGGAAGCCGAATTGCGCAAACAAGGTGTTGACGCAGAACGTATCGTCAAAGAGGAAATAGACGTTCCCTTATCGGAGCGTTGCCGTAGGGCGAACGAATACAAGGCAAGTGACACAATCCTCGTATCTATCCACTGTAATGCAGCGGGAAGCGGCTCTGAATGGATGCAGGCACGTGGTTGGGAAGCATGGACTTCGACAGGTCAGACGAAAGCCGATAAATTAGCTGATAGCTTATATGTGGCAGCCGAACGACTTTTGCCGGGTATGAAGATACGCAAGGATATGACGGATGGCGACCCTGATAAGGAAAGCGGGTTCTACATCTTGAAGCACACGAAGTGCCCGGCAGTCCTTACAGAGAACCTATTCCAAGACAATAAGGAAGATGTTGGCTTCTTATTATCGGAAGAGGGGAAACGGGCAATAGTGGACTTGCATGTGCAGGGAATTGTGAACTATTTGAATAACTCTAAAAAGTAAACATCATGGCAGCAGAAGTTTTATCATTTCAACAAGAAGAAGGCAAAACAGCGTATTACGCAACGTTTGTCAGTGACGGCAATCCCGTTACCATACAGATAAAGAACAAGGGCGGATATGTGACCGCTTTCGCAGGAATTGATGATTTGGAACCCGTTCCGCTTTATCCCAACGCATCCCAATATAACGGTGCGTCCAATACGATTTTCCGTATCGCAGGGATAGCGAATGGCATAAACGTCACAATCAAGAGCGCTACCGAAGTATTGGAAGCCAAAATGATTAAAGAGGGATAGCCTATGAACCCAATCACTATCCCCAACATCAGCATCCCGACAATCGGCATTCCTACTATCGGTATACTTACTATAGGGTATTCATATATCAAGGATAATAAACCGGGACCAAACCCATCCCCTGATGGAAGGTATTTATTATTATCGGATGGCACTCCGTTATTGTTGGCTAACGAAGAGCCGATATTACTTGCAAATAACAAAAAATAAAAAGATATGGCAGAAGGATTACAAATAGGACAACTCCCTCAAAAGGAGAACTTAACAGGAAACGAGCTGATACCTTTTCAGCAAGGAAGTAGCAACGGTTCAATGAGTACCGCGGCATTGAAGAAATACATCGGCACTGGTGGTGGCACTGGTGGCAGCACTGACTATATGAACTATATCACCGAGTATAATGTTTCCGTCCAGCATCCTACTTCGGGAATTGACGGGAGTAACAAGTACAGTCTAGAAGGCGCCATTGCCCAAGTCCCGCAGGAACTTAGAAATATCGGACTGAAAGTATCATTCATCAATTCAGATGGAAAAGTAGAAACATGGGAGTTCCAGGGAGGAACGTTTACAAGCATTGATAATTGGATTCGGCAAGCACTGAATGTGGATGTTGAAAACATATCTGTGAATAAAATATCCTCCGATAAAATAAAATCAAATAAAACGATTGATAATTCGGGCAATATTATTTCTTCAGAAGGAAGGTGTGTTGTTGACGGCTTTGATATAGGTGACATGGATTATCTGTATACAAATTGTTATGGAATCTATTTTTACAAGAAAACAGAAAACGGCCTTACTTATCTAAATTGGAAGAGAGCCAATGCCGCCACGGGTAGAAATATAAGTAAAATTCCCAAGGAAAAAGAGTCTAATTACTGTAGGTTATTATATACAACCGAAGTTCCTGGTAAATATTTTTCGGGTAAAGAGAATTTTATTTTTACAGAATTTGGAGTTGCAGAAGTTCCTATTTTGGATTATAGCAAAAACTTAATAACAGAATCAATTCTAATCAAAGGATACAATACAACCAATGGTTCTCTATCTGTCAATGAGGAATATAATACGACTCAACTTATAGATATAAAAGATGCAAAAACTGTTTTTACAAATGCTTATTCCGTAGCATTGTTTACATCAGATGGTTCATATATTGGATATACCGGCAATCAGACAGATTCATTTCGGGAACTTAAAATAAACCAAAGCCCAGCCTATAGATACGCTGTCTTTAACTTTAACAAGAATACTCATGCTTTTGTTTCATTACATTATTTCCCTTGTAATCCCAATTCTATTGATATGGATTCAACTATGAATCATGATGAGATACTTCGTATGGCTTTCTCCGGAAAGAAAATGACATCGTTTGGCGACTCAATTGTAGAACTGGCTTCATGGCAGAAGTATGTATGGAAATATTTTAATATGGCTGACCATTATAACAGAGGTATTGGTGGGTCTAAGGTTACATCAGTTGGATATAAAAACAAACTTGTTGATGAATCTGGATATTATCATGCAAGCAATCCTTCAGAGGGGACAATATCAATAAAGGATTATATGTGTGGAGATGAGCGGGTATCTACTATACCGCTTGATACTGATATATTGATTATTTATGCATCAGCAAATGATATTTCAGGTAGTGTTGAAATAGGGAGTATAGATGATGGAGATGAGACACATTTTTACTACGCTTATGCCTTAATGATAAGAAAAATCATCAAAAGAATCCCCAACGCTAAAATTTTTGTATGTACGCCTCATAACTTTTATAATAAGTATGAAGATGCGGATTATCCATACAAAAATAAACAGAATCTAACTATATTAGATTACTGTAAAGTCATAAAAGATATTGCGGCAATATATGGCATTCCTGTCATAGATGTAAATGGGTTAAGTGGAATATCAACTTTAACAATAACCAAAGATTTGGGCGACCAAGTTCATCCTAATAATATCGGAGGGCAGAAAATAGCCAATGTTATAATCAATACACTTATAAGATTTGCTCCAATTAGTCTACAGGAACCACGGGTAGAAGATAAATTTCATTAACTAAATTTACATAGCGCCAACTCAAAATTAAGGAATATTATTTTTACGAAAATGAGAGAGGCTATTTTTAGCAGAGAACCATTATTGGATTCTCAGCAACCAGAGAACGGAATTCGTGACGTATGATTTTGAGCATCCGTTTAATGAAGATTAAGTACTTACAATATTCATCCCGGACCGTGAAGTGCCGGGATGAATTTAATATCATAAATATAAAATTAATTATGAGAAATAACATCTTAGGTGCGGTGGTCTATCTATCCACCGCCATAGTATTCGGTGGCAGTACTGCACTGCTGATGCTCTTTATCAAGGAGAACAGCGACCGTTGCCACTACTATAACGGCAAGTGGAACAAAATAGACTTGCTGTATGGAGTTGCCGCAATATGTGCAGGTATGGTTGTAAATCATTATTTGTTGAGGTCATGAAAAATCTACCCTGGCTATTAGTTGTATTGCTGGCCATCGCTTGTGTGGCGGCGTGGTTCCGCCGGCTCGAGCCTTTGCCGGCAGAAATACGTACCGAAACAAAGATACAGACGGTTGTCAAACTTGATACAGTTCTTATCTCCGCACCGATAGCGGTCTTTTGGCAGATATTGCCGAATGACACAGTACGTATAGGTGATACCTTGCTTCATCGCAAACGGGTTGTGTATGAAGATAGCCTGTATCGTGCGGTGGTGAGTGGATATGTAGACCCGCGACTGGATAGTATGCAGGTCTTTCCTAAGACGGTTTATCAGACGGTAACGAATGACATCTATCATCCGGTTCCCATCAAACCGAAGAAGAAGCGTTGGGGATTAGGGTTGCAGGCTGGATATGGGTATCCGGGCGGCATGTACGTAGGCGCAGGAATAAGTTATAATCTATTTGTATGGTAAGAAAGAAATTAACGATGTAGAAGTTGGCTTGTAGTTGACACTCTTTCGGGGCTTAGAGTAAAAAGAAAGCCCCCAACGTTTCACGTTAATATTGCCACATAAAAACATGATAATCATAAGACAATGCACGTTGGAGGCTTTAATATCTTCAACGCATTATCTTATGCTTTGTTCATTTAATCTCATGTTTTATGTGGCAG